CGTGATATCAGTTGTTCTTCTTTATTCTCGATCGTACTCTGCGTCTTTTCAATGGTTCGCTCCAACACATTGCTCTTGCCTTTGAGCTTTAAAATACTTTTCTGTATTCCGTTCGCCCCGTTTGTCCGGTACTCTTCCCCATCTGCTTCCAAATCATCACGCAAAGCCTGTATACCTTTCAGGGTTCTTTTCAGAATATAGGACTCAATCAGTTCATATCTGGTCGGCAGCCGCACTGCATCCCCGACCTCAAGACACGGATTTCCTTTGCAGTCCGCTGTAAACGGGCGGTAAATAATCCCTCTGATCTTAGAAAGAATATTTTTTGCAATTCCTTTCAGCTCTTTTGAACCTTTACCATAGACAAGAAAATTATCCTCGATCACATAAGCATTGTCTCCCGTACCCACAATCACGCCGATATCATTCTTCTGCTCCCGGATCTGTAACTTATTGATTGTTTTAACAAGAAAATCTTCATACTCAGCCGTTATATATAAATCCTTCCCGATACGGTTGCTTTTCGGATCTCTTGGAAACAAATCATCTGCCGGATAAAGATCGTTTCTCGGATAAAGTCCCTGTATATTCTGCTCCAGATATATATAATGAAACTTCCCGTCGCGCCCCATGTGCCCCATACAGCCATTGATCTCACAAATGCAGGACAACACTTCTTTGCCGCTCATAGATTCGCCTATGGTGCTCGATTCCTCTGTATCAGAACTTGTCTCACTGGATGGCGTGACCGCAACTGTTTTTTCAATAGACATGTTGTCATTGATAAGATCAATGTCAGCCTGCTCAATCCCGAAGTGCTTAAAAAAGCTGTCCCGGAATTGCTTCATTGTGACCGGATCATAAACTGTAACAGTCGTAGTTTTTCCATCTTTATCTTTCTGCTGCTCTTTATGGGATGGAAAGACAGTGTTGTACCATGCTGCCACATCTGCATTTAAAATGTCATAAAGGGCATCATATGCCACTACATCTCGGTATTTTCTGTCAGCAGTCGGTGTATCGGAATAACCTTTGAATCTTCCTATCAAAAAGGGTTGATCTGTGTGCCCGCCAATTATCATCTTGACGGTCATCCATCTCCCTTTCATTGGAAGAAAAATATTTGATACCTTAAATTTTACAGATCCGACTTCGACAGCACCAAAAGTCAATTCAGACTGTGAACACAGGCTTTCTGTTAATTCAAACTCTTCCTCATGAAATTCAGTGTTTGTGATATGGATTTTTCCATCATCAGAAATAATCTCAAGCTGAATATCAATGCTATTCTGTTTAAATAAATCAGCATATTTAAAATCAATCATCCAATTACACCTCCATATCCGATAAATGCCAGCCGGAATGCTCCATACTTAACTGTGTTTTCATCTGCATAATCTATCTGGTATTCCACATCCGGCAGATAGCAGTCCATTGTCACATAATTACCGATTTCAGGCATCCATGCTGTAACAAGTGCTTTCTTCTCGGTCGCGTTTGAATACTGTGATCTGATGCTGTCCATTAGTGGACGCAATGCAGCTTCATCAATGTCGTTTGGAGTTTCCCACTCAACTTTAATTGCAACATTGCTCAATGCTTCACGGTGCAATACTCCATTTGCATCCCTGTATGAATCAAGATCCTGTCCTTTGATACTGCATTTATACTTCTTTGCTTCTATGTACCGGAATGGAATGGTATAACTGCCTACTTTTATTAAAAAACCACTGTATGCCATTTCCAACTCCTTCCTAAAAATCAAATGCCGGATTTCCGGTTCTTCGGTAATAATCATTTGCTTCTTCTTTTACAATTTTGAAGATCTTGCCTTCATCTGCGACAATCCGGACAGTCTGCACGCCTTTCATCTCACTTGCGATCATTTCTGCAAGCGGCTTCATGTAAGACAGGTTATTTTCAAGTGGAAGGACTGCTTCACGTCCGGCTTCTCCGATGTTTGCGAGAGTGCTGCCGGTTGTGATACCGCCGTTGGCAAGATACGGAATATTTATTGGTTGAATAGGCTGTAAATTGAATCCACCAAAACTCTGTCCGCCCCAACCTTCATGCAAATAATTTAGCCAATCAGGCGTTGTAAAACTAATCTTGTTAATTCCATTTATAATTGCATTAACAACACCACAAACAAAATTATATACAGTGTTCAAAATTCCAATAATTAAATTCGCAGACGCTTTTAACAAGCCAACAATACCGTCCCATGCACCACCGAACGTTTCTTTGATTCCTTCCCATGCCTTTTTCCAATCGCCAGAAAAAACTCCATTTACAAATAACGTGAGTCCATCTAACATCTTTTTGAATCCATTAGTTATTTGGGTAAAATCACTCCATAATTCGGCGAACCACTTCTTCATCGGTTCCCATACTGTTTTCTTGAAATTTTCCCAATCTGCTATAACAGCAAGCACTAATCCTGCCACCAATGCCGCTATTGCTCCAATAACAGCACCGGCAACTGCAGAAACTGATAAAAATACACCAGCAACTATTAAAAGTCCGTTTTTCAACGTAACACCTTTTTGAATAACATCTGCAATTCCGGCAGAAATCAACAGCAATCCAGCAACGACAAATGCTGCCGTTGTTCCAAATACCATAAAAACACCTGCGCATAGCCCTAATGCAGATACCAATAATAACGATGCATTTTTTGCATTCAATCCATTTTCACTGATATCCTTAAGCGCTAATATAAGCCCCGCCGCAGATGCTATGATTAAAAGTATACCCGCAACAAGAGGGCCGAACAGCGCATACAAACCGCCAAAAGCAAGCGATACTCCCAAAATATAGCCAATTAATCCTTGCCAATCGACACCTTCATTCCACATATGGAAATAACTGTAAATCGCCAGTGCCAATCCTGCAATGATTGCCAATATAGATAATATAGTTCCGAGAATCGGATGCACTTTCATTAAATCCGAAAGAAAACTAGCAATCTTCCACGCTAATAATGCCGCTCCGATCGCTACCACGACAGGTAGTATGGATTCAAAAATTTTCTTTATTTTTTCAATCCACGCAAAATCCTTTTCGGTCAGTGGAATCTCCTCATAATCAACTCCCCCACCGGAGCCGCCAGAACCACCTCCACTGCTGCCGGAATCATTAGAGTTAATCACATTTAATTCATCAAATCCCTGCAATGCTCCCTTTGCTTTTTTTGCAGCATTGGCAGTATTATCAAGAGATGCTGCATAATCTACCTGCTGTTCTTTCGCTCGAGTCCACGTTTTCTTCCCCGATAATGCAGATATAAACTTATTAAAAAGATTTATCGCCTTCGTCAGCCAACTACATAAAACTGTTAATGCTGGAGCTAACGCATTAACAATCGGTATCGCCGCAGCTCCAATAGAATTTTTTAAATTCAGCGTAGCTGATTTCATTTCTGACATCTTCTGATTAAACTGTTCAGAATATCTTGCATAATTCTGAATACCTGTTTCAATCCCTTCGATCATTGTTCGAAATGCCTTTGATACAAATTGAAACACTAATATAGTCAATGCAATTTTCTTTACACGTTTTATAAATTTCTCGATTGCCCCATTTACCTGCTGCACGGCACCCTGAATATTTCCAAAACGCCCTCCGGCACTTGTGTCCATTTCATCCTCACGATCCACAACCTCGCGCATTCTCTGGTTCATGATATCTAACTGTTCATTTACCTCACGCAATCTTGCCGCCAGACGCTGATACTCTTCTGTATTTCGTGGATCAATATAAGCTGCATTTTCATTTTCCATACGCATCATTTCAGCGCGTATCTGTGCGGCTTCCTGTCCTACCTGTCGCATCTGATTTTTCAAATCTTTCCATTTATCATTTATTTGGCGATCCTGCCCAGCTTCTTCCATCCGGTTTAAAGCATCTATAAGTCTGTCTGACTCCCTTTCACAATCAGCCATTTCCATTTGCATTTTTCTATACGAAACAGAATCTGTATTACGCCCAAGTGCCACCCATTCCTGCATCCGATGATTTAATTGCGCTTGTCTGCCACTGACGCGATCAAGTGCCGCCTCTGCTTCTTTATACGCTCTCGTTGGAACATATTTTTCTGTGTTTTTTAATTTCTCCGATAACTGACGTCCATTTGCGACAAGCGAATCAAAAGTATTCTGCAAATCCTTATACTGGTCTGTTGGAATCTTCTGCCGCTCCATCTGCCGCATCTGATCGGTAAGACGCTGTGATTCCCGCGTCAGTTTCTGAAACCGTGACTCCAACTGCAACAGGCTGCTGGATGCATCTCCATTTTCAATTAATGTCCTTATTCTGATTTCTCCATCATATCCACCAGCCATATGCAATCCTCACTCCCTAAACTAATCCCAGTTCCTTTTCTGCTTTCTTCTTTGCTCTGATTTCTGCCATCATCTGATCGTATTCGTCAATCTTTGCTTTTTCATCCTCGGTATACTCTTTCTTTTCTTCCGGCTGTTCTAAGGCATACATTTCCTGCGCTTCCTTAATCGCCTGTCTCTCTTCTTTTCCCATCTTGGATGTGATTTTCTTCCTGCGGATCTCTATAACCTGTTGGAATGATGACTGCTTATAAGGCATGTTCCAGAGCAGACCATTGAACATCCACCAGTGCATTTCATCTAGTGAAAGATCAATCCCGTATATCTGCCGGAAGTCTGCATAAATACGCCACTGGTCAATGTCGTAATCTACCAGTCTGCGGTTATCTTTTGATGATCCCGGTTTGTCATGGAACCAGCCATTTAGAAACCACTCTACACACTGACGAAGATCATCCCCGTCCGGGTGCTCCCGTTCATCGAACAGCAGATAGATCAGCGCATCACTCTTCTCATACTCATTCAATTCTTTGTCATACTGCACAAGGAATACCTGTATGCCGATACGAAATGATGTATTAACCTTGTAACCGTTCCATTCCTCAGGCAGCGGATCAAGCATGACATTAATCATGCCCGTGCTCCTTTTCTGCCGGAGTTATAGCGTTTTCTGGTCATCTCGTAACGCTTGCCGAAGAGCTTATTCATGACTGGGATGATCTTCTCGACAAATTCCACCAGTGCCGTCTCGTCCGGCGTGAAATCTCCATACACGTTCTTTACCGTATCTTCCCCAAACAGACCGTCGATCTCTGCTGCAATCTGTTTCAGGTACTTCACCCGGATTCTGTTTGCCTGTAAAACCGACTCAACATCAACGTTGTCAGAATCTACCTCATCCTGTGCATGTTCTTTCTTCCATGCTGCCGCCTCTTTCTCACAGTTCTCGGAGATTCTTTCCAGTTTGTTGATGACCTGTCCGAATCGCTCGGCTGTGTCGGCATCTGCGACATTGATGCTCAACACGGTAATGACATCCCCGTCCTCATTTTTAATTGCAATTTTTCTGACACCACTGTCTAATACTAATTCTTCCATAAATTACCATCCTTTCAGAAATCGGGCAGGACTGAAAGGAACCCACCCGATTATGCTAATTTTTGATTAACACCGTTTATTATTTTCCTGATGTACCGGACGCTTTCGCCGCCCATGTAAATGTGCCATCACCGGCGATCGTGATCGTTCCAAGTTCTACCGCACCATTTCCGTTGATCTGAATCGAAGATGTCAGCGTATCGCCGCCGGAGCCGCCTGTACTTGACGGGCATACCGTAACCGGGACGCGGATGCAATCGCCTGTATTTTTTGTGATGTCTGTTTTGTAATATCTGTAATAATATGTCTCACACTGCTTTCCGGTCGGGAATAACTTGAACATCGTATCGATTGCAGTCTGCATATCGTCAGACATATAATCACGCTCCGGCGTTGTAGAAAACTCATATCCCTTTACCGTATTGTTTGCATTTTTCATATTGACGTACTGGGTTGACTCGGTGTTCGGTCCCCAGTCCTCTGTAATTTCTTTGTAGCCATCGCCCATTTCTACGATCTTGGCTGTGCTTCCGATGAGTGTGCCAATATCAAGCAGAGAAACCATATTTGTACGATCTTCTGCGAAAAACTGTAAATTCGTATTCATAATTAATGCACTTTTCTTCATGACTTCTTATCCTCTCTTCCCTACTTTTTATAAAAATATTTAAGCTGCATATTCACAGCATACATAACCGTTTTATCATCCTGTTCACTGCCAAACACTGGGGAAGTCCTTGCGATTGACTGCAATGTCAGATGCGGGTCCTTGAATTCGATCCCGCTCTCTTCCATCCATGCCGCAAGGCTGTTTAACATATCCTGTGCTTCAATGCTTGCCTTATTGGTAGTTGGGGCACACTTATAAACCATCTGAAATGGCATCTGTGCCACATAACTGCCGCTGACATACTTTTTCAGATATACCGCTCCCTGCATTGGGAATAACCCGATAGACCTGTCTGTATTGACAGAGTTCCATCTTATTGTCGTATTGTCAGCCTTAAACAGCTTGGGATAATCCGGGTATGCCAGGGCAAGTGCAAGAATGCCTTTCTGTGCGTTCCCTGCATCCTGTATGGTAAGTTTTTCCTTCTCTTCCATTTACACGCCCCCTATTTCAAAATGGGGAAGAATGTCCTCGTATTTATCAATGGTTGTCACTTTGTAGCAATCGTCGTAATTGTCCTGCACCCATTCAAGTGCGCCTTCTTCCGGCAGTTCTAAATCTGTATGATCTCCCTTGATAAAGAAGTCCTCTGCCGGTGTAAATGTGATGTAGTTCGGTTTCTCTTTCTCGGACAATTCTTTCCACTCTTTCGGTGGAAGATAGGGCTTTGCCATTTTGCCGACATCGACAAATAGCTTTACTGCATCTGCACTATCCATGCCGCTCTTAGAGACGTTTGCACCTTTGGTTTCCACAAGGTCTACACCTTCAAGCAAAGTCGGATAGTAGGTTTCTTTCTCGGTCTCCCCGTTGTATGAGCGATTGAAAAGAGTAACTGTTTTGTTATCAAAAAATCCCATCATTCATACCCCGCGTATAACAATCCGGTGCCGGATAAGTATTCACACACCGTGTCATAACACAACCGGTTCTGTGCTACCTTATCCCCCAGCACCTTATCAATCAGTGTCTCATTAGTTCCGAAGCTGATAGACCGTCCACCGGAGGACATTGACTTAATATTGCCGCCCTTTTCATCACTGGCATGGCTGGTCTTGAAATCTATCTGGTAGAGCAGATCCGCCAATGCACAGGTGGCTTTCTGGATACGCTCGTCAAATTCTTCCCTGGTATCATCATTGATGTGTCCATAGGTCAGTTGATCCAGTTTCATGGATGCACGATCTTCCCACTTGGGGAAAAGGGATTCCTCGATAGAATCCCCATAATATTTTTCTTTGTAGAAGTCATATGTGGTGTATCCCATCAGAGATCCCCCTCTCTCTTACCCCCTGGTAATGATCTGCGCAATGTTGATCGCTCTTGCCGGGAAGTAATCCGGTTTATCAGAAGAGTTGTTCTGCGCAATTTCCCAGTTTGTTCCTGTCTCTAACTGTGCACCGGTCGGAGAGATCACGCCTGTGTTCTTCCACGAAATACCGTATGGAGCAAATACTTTTCTCTGTCTGGTATACAATGTTGTCTCTCCACCATTCTTCGCCGGATTACGATCCATTTCAGATGCAACCTTTACACCGCAGTTTGTGTACTCGATTGCTCCGTTGCCAAGAACATAGGTGGTATATTTTGTATATCCATCCCCCGCACCCTTAGAAGATTCTGCAACATCCACAGCCGGCATCGTATCGTCAATAAGTACGATCCTGCCGTTTAAGGTAGCAAGCCCCAGATCACGTTCGATACCATCGGCATCTGTATATTTCATGTAATCCAGCAGCTTAAGATTCTCCAGATTTGTAGCGACCACAGAATGCATGATTGCAAGTGAGAAGTTTGCTTTCTTATCTCCCAGTGCTTTCTGCATTGCATTGTTAAGGGTTGTAGGTCCGAAAGTATTTTCTGTTTCTGCAGTAATATCGTAGGTGTGCGCATCTACGAACTTCTTACCCTCTCCGGTACTCATAGAGAACACACCTTTAAGGGTGCTAAGAAGCGTATCCTGATCTACATCATCCCAGAACTCTGCGACCTCTCCGGCTGCTGCGGAATAATCATCCCCCGAAATATCAGATATAAAATCTTTCTCTGTCCATCCCTGCGCCCTGCCGACAACGATACGCCCCATAGTGTAATTGCCGCGCTCTTCTGCTGTAATGTCTGTCTTGCCGTCATAATTTACGGTCTTGCCAGATAAACGCGCCTTAATCAGAGTTGTGATAAAGTTACCGCCCTTCTGGTCTGGCAATAAAGATGCATACTCGCCACGCTCTACGATCGCGCCGCAATGAAGCAGCTCATTTAAACGCAGATTCGGAGTCTCGCGCACTGCCGCATCAAATACTTCACCATTGAAATTTACCAAATCAAATAATGCCATGTGTTATTTCTCCTTCTTTCTGTTCAGATATGGCGTAATGTCCATATCCGGGTTTTTGTTTTTGAGTTTCATAAGTTCAGCCGTAGAAAGTTTTGCCCCATCCAGCTGATTAATTGGATTTCCAACAATCTGGCTGCGGTTCTGCTGCGCCTGGAATGTCTTTTCGTCAATGAGAATGTCCGGCTTATAATTGCCTTTATCATCCTTGACAATGGTGTCAAACAGATCTGAAATACTTTTTCCGCGTGCTTCATCAGAGTTAAGTTTGTCGACCAGCTGCGCTTTGATCGCGTCTGCCGTGATAGCATTAACAAAATGCTTATCAGCAAAGAAATCTGTTACAAGACCATCAAGCCTTGCCCTTTCGTCTTTCTCCGCACGTTCCTTACGTTCTGTCTCCAGTGTGGTCGTCAGTTCTGCAATCTTCTGATTCAGTGCATCTGCATCCGGTGCGGAATCTCTCATAGTCTGTAATTCCTTTTCAAGAGTTTCCTGCTTTCCTACAAGTTCCTTATTTTTTTCTTCGAGTTCCTGCGTTTTGGAAAGTTTCTTGTCCAATTCCTGCTTAGAATATAATTCCTCGCCCATACTCTTTTTGATGGATTCTTTCTGCTCATCTGTCAGTGACAGACCAATCTTCTCCAATTCGCTGATTACTTTTACCATGTTCCTTACCTCTTTCTTTCCAAGTTTTTACTCCGGTCAGTCCGGCGCGAATGAGTTGCTATTTACTCCATAGCTGGCAATCGGGAAAGCGGGATTCGAACCCACATCTTTTGTTTTTATTCTTCCTGTTGAACTATTTCCCAAAAACAAAAAGAGCCAACCTCTTAGATTTTTCTAAGAAGTCAGCTCCTTTTAGCTGTTACACATAGCCATTTCTATGCGCCAATTATCAAATTTTCTTTTTTCTTACTTCATATACCTTGATTCCATCTTTAGAAACATGGATCTCTACCGAATTTCCTTTTTTCAACGACTCCGCCATCTGTTTCTTTTTTTCATCTATCATTTTCTCTATGTTCTCCATATCTTTTACCTCATGCCCTAATTGTATCACGAGATTGAAAAAGATTTGTGCCATTTTTAAGCAAAGAAAAAAGAGCCTGTTTTCAAGCTCTCTAAGCACCACCATACTTTACACATTTCGCCTTTTTGCTTTGGCTGCCTTTTGCCCCTGTGCGTATCCAAAGAAAAAAGCATTATTAATTGCTTCATATGTATTTGCGCTCGCATTACTGATATGTATAATATTTGACGCAAACATATCATAATTTTTATCAATTTTACCTCTTGTATCGCTTATCACTTTCATAGTATCTTTTATTCTTGCCATAGTGCACCCCCTACCGTGTGATAATATCCAGTGCTAATTGCTCATATGCCGGAATCTTAATAAACTGCTCTCTGACTTCAATTCCTGCCTGATTGAATATTGATTTAACCACCATAGCAATCTCATGTGGACACGCACCCTCTGATTTCATTATGCGTTCAAATAAACGACCAGCATTTGTTGCACTTTCCAGTGCCGCCGGGGATACTGGGTACTGATATGTAATGGAATGTACTGTCTGCTGTTTAAAATAATTATTTACCAACTGTCTCTGAACAGTCCATGCTAAGTCGTCCGTAAAAGACTTTACCAACATGAGATATCCCTGCTCTGTGATAAGATACATACCATTCGGAGCTGTCACACCAAATTCTTCTTTTGCTTCGTCCGAATTTCGGACGAAGTAATCTTCTCCCAAAATAAAATGCTTCTTATTATCATTAAATCTTTTTCTTGTTGTTCCACTCGGTCTTTCATGCACCCGGTCAATATCTTTAAATGTTATTACGCGCTGACCTCTAAATTCCTTAACTACAACTTCTTTCGAGTTAATTTCCACTATTTCATTCTGCATTTTGCAATTCCTCCTTGCAAAAACTGGCGGAATCCCCTATAATGCGAATAGGAAATTCCTATGGTTAATAGGTTCCAGTGGAGCAAACACGCACTCGCCAAAGTTATCGTGTTTGCTCTTTTTTTGCTTCCAAATCCCTTTTTACGCAACCAGTAATATAATCTTTCAGCGTAATACCATTCGTGAAACAAAAGATTTTTAACTGCTTGTGAAACTCTTCATCGAGTTCAATTATTACTCTTTTCACTTCTACTCATCTCCTTTCGCGTTTACTATCAGAACACATTTATTATTATATTTTCCAATCAATGCTTTGTCAATATATATTTTTACAATTTATCCAATTTATGTTATTATGTTTCTAGGAGGTACACATATATGATTAGAATAAAAGAATTGCGCACTGAAATGCACAAATCATTACGTGATGTTGCTAATGACTTGAATATATCCTATTCCTCTCTAAGCAAATACGAACGTGGCGATCAACAACCGAGTTATGAAACACTAATACGAATTGCAAATTATTTTAATGTAACAACAGATTACCTAATAGGAATTACTAATTCTAAATCATCAGAAAACAGAACTATATGCGACCAATTAAATCTTTCAGATGAAGCAATTCAAAAATTAAAGCAACTTCCATTAATAATAGATAAATACAATGGAATTTCCCTATCTGATATTTTGAATTTTATAATTATACAACCAGAATTTGAGTATCTATTAAAAAGTATCCTTTTATACAAAATAAGGACCCCTGCCGATTGGTGTAATATGGAAAATTTTCTTAATAAAGATAACGCAACTCCTATCCCTCAGCACCAAATTAAAGAAATAGACAAATTATACATCATACAGCAATTTAATAATATTTTATCTCATGTTCTGGAAGATGAAATTACCACTTACAATACTGTTACCAAAACCAAAAACGATATTACCATTTCCACACGCAAAGAGACCACTTCTGACTAAGCAAGACCTTATTTACAAAAATCCCCGCCTACGTTATGTAAGTGGGGAACTTTTCTAAGGCTCATATCCATAATCTTCTATTGCCGAACAGATCATAGACATTGATTCTGTATAACCTAGCAGCATCTCCTTGTCCTCTTCTGGTGCATCTGATTTAAAAAAGTTTCTCACATCCTCTCTAAGCTGCAACCACTCTTCTTTATTCTTCTTTCCATTCATAAGACGATAGCGCAGCTTCTCTGCTTCACTTGAGTTTTCAGTTATCTCATATTTTTTATTGTATTCCTCTATGGTTTTCAATAATCCCTTAATATCAGCCATTTCTACCGCCTTTCAATCTTTCCTTTAATTCTTCTATTTTCTTTGCAAATTCGGCATCCAACTCTGCAAAGAGTTCCCTATTTGAATCAAGACCATCTCTCCAGATGCCCTTCTGTTTTGCATCTTCTATAATCTTTTTCTCTTCATCGAGTTTTCTATTTAATAAATCCAAATATTCAGCCTGTGCCTGTTCTCTATTCATTCAACCACCTTCTATACCCTATCTGTGCCCGTTCTGCCCGCGTTATAGATTCCTCATGCGCTGTATCTTCTTCTGTCAAATCAAAGATACTCTTGTGCTTATCTATATTATCCTTATTTCTATTGAACTCATATTTATATTTTACATCCGCTCCCCGTAGCACTTCAAGCTGATAATCATTAAATAATTCAAAATCTGCTTTACTAAATGAAAATTCTGTATAATCTGCCGGATGATTATGCGACACCGTTGCTCCTATCAACTTATCCTTCAAGTCTGCATCTGGAAATACGCTGTTCTCTGTACCATAACATCTATATATTTCTCCAGATTTAGTAATTACACACGCATTTTCAATTTTCTCATTCACAGTATCTTTCTCAAATCTATTTAATACATTTTCAACCGCTGTAGCATCTGATATATCAATTCTTCCCTCTAAAACAGGTTCTGGATGCTCTGGTATTTTCCAATTATCGTCATTTGCCGATAGTCCTTTACTCTGAGTTTTATTTTGGTTCTTATAAGCCGTTGCCCTGCCGTTCGCCTTTGCCGCCTGCGCCCGCTTAAATCCTGCAACCTTGATTCTGTCAGTCTGTGTCCTCAAACCATTGTCTGCACAGAATTGGTTGTACTTCCGGTTCTGCATCCGGAGCTTATACGCAAGTTTATCATATTCTGGCTGCAACATATCTTTTACATCAGTCTCTGCTATACCGCTTAGTTCTGCTTGTTTTGCCAGCAATTCGCGCTTGGTCTGCCGAATAGCACGCTCCATTGATCTCTGCTGCTGTTGTTTCTCATACAATTCCTGGCTCTCGTGCACATTAATTTTAGGATTTCCATCTGCATCAACATAAGGATTTCGCAGAGACTTATCCCACGGCTTATGGGAATGCCTGCAACTATATCCATGCAGTCCAAGAGGATCTACAACTCTTCCCTGTCCTGTCTTTGGATCTATGGTGTATCCGGTTGCATCTAACAGATTTGGTGTGTCTTTATCACTCCCGACGATTTTATATACTTTTCCCTGCCAATGATCGTGTGATGGTATTCCATCCGGGAACTTCTTGCTATGCCGCGCTCCCATATGTGCCGATACAAGAACATACTCTATTCCTTTTTGTGCTATGTATTGATTTGTTACCTGAGCAGCCGTCTGATTCATAGAAGTAACAACACAGCAACGCACTGCCGCTTCTAAAGAACGCCTGGCACCCGTCGGATAATCAATCACAACGCCGCTCTGTGCATATCTGTCAAGCACTTCACATATTGCACTGCTATACGACTGCATACCAGATGCCACACGATAATCTACCTCATTCAGCATATTGAGTAAATCTCTCTGCGTCTGCAATATAGTTGTCCGCGTAAGGTTATTCAATTCTCCGAATGTTTTCATCATTTCGGCATTCATTGCCATGATGGCTGCATTATTTTGCAAAGGTGTTTGAACATCTCCAAGCCGTTTTAAAACCTCTGCATCATCAGAGAATGATGTCATAACACTATCACGCAATAAACGCCGCACTTCGTCCCTGCTCTTTCCTGTCATTTGTGAAATTCTTTTTACAATTTCAGTATGATGCAATCCCATCTGCTGGAGTTTCCAAAGTTCCCGATCAGTAGTGCCAGACATTTCCCCGGATTTTATCAAACGCATTGCTATATCACTGATAATCCAATCTTCCAGTTCCTGATACATTTCTATCAGTTTATCTGATTTTCCGTAAAAATAATCCGGCGTTAACATTATCCTCTTCCTACCTCTCTCTTAACCAAATCAACCCATTCCTGACCATGTGTTTCCTTCGCTCTCTCAAACCAATGATCCGTAGCTTTCGGATGCCCGTTCGCATCGTAGTGCAATGGCCTGCCAGTTGGATATTTCTTTTCTCCGCTGTGCGCCCATGATCTTCCATCCTCTGTCAGATACAATTCTCCCATATACTGATAATGCGCATATGGCACATTCGTCTCAATCAATCCGGGTTCAACAATATTCGTCGCTCCTACCATAAATCCATGTTGAAACGGCATATATGGAATCATGTCATTCAAGACCTGCATGTCCAGTTTATCCTGTGCGCGTCTAAGATTTCCGTCAATTCTGCTTGTATCAAGCCTTATATTTACGTTTCCAACGGTCCTGTCGTACCTCATTTACATCCCCCATACTGCAATCGCCGCACTTACCATTAAAAATCCCCAGTAAATTGTGTCACATATTTTTTTCTTTTTCCTTGCCTTATCCATTTCTTCTATAAATGAAACACAAAATAAGAGCATGATTATTTTTAGTACCATCTTTATTCCTCCCCGTACAGTCCGCCTTTGTCCTCCCCTGCATTTTCTTCGTCACACTCCGCAAACATCTCGTCAATCTCTTTATCATTAAATCCCTCATACTCTTTGAGGTATTTTCGTTTACTGTATACACCGTTCATCATAAGCTGATATGCTCTGGTTCGATCCTGTTCAAACGATGCCAGCAGATCCTTAAAATAAAATACATCTTCATCCGCTACGCTTTCATCCAGTGCGTTGACGTACCCGCTCGGCATATTAAAAAATACATCGCAGTATTTGTCCAGTGCATATACCAGATCCTTGATCGCAGATTTCAGTGCATTCCTCATATCTGTAATGGTCTCCACAGTCTCACTGTCGTCACTTTCAATCTCCGTTGCTGTGGCGATCCCTGTCTTGCGATCAAGAACAAACTGCCCCTGTGAGAATCCTGCCTTGGTTGATATCATAGATAAAATGGAATTAATATCTGCAACTCTCTGTTCTGTCAACAGTGTTGGTACATGTTCATTAACCGTATTAGAAGCTTCAACCCCCATCCTCAATCCCTTTACAAATCTTGGAAGTTCAAGTCTTTCCTTATCTCCAGTATTCTTATCGCGTTTCATCAATGCATTTTCATCAATAAATGTAATATGCTGCGAATCATCGACTTCATCATCTTTTCTACTCCACGCTACATCCAGATTGCACAGTTCCTCGATACAATTCGCAAATACTGCCACGCCCTCCGGTGATGTATAGTCAATGGTGTTGTTATACGGCATCTTGAAATACCCAAACAATGGCTTTTCCACATTGGAGATTGTGACTGATTCCGGTATATTCTTCCACTCCGGTACATCTGCCAGTGCAATGCTGCGCCCCAGACTGTCGCTGCCCTTTGATCTGAAAGCCTTATTCTCAATGGTGTATGTTCTTCCAACTCCTTCTCCATCGTCAGAGATTGAAGATGTAAAGTGCTGATACTCCAATCTGGTATAGTAATTATCTCCCTTGATCTGCCGGTCAATAAATATAACCCCAAGGACATCCCCGTTGCTGTTCTTCTCTGTCACTGCAAAGCTGCCTGGCATTACATAGTCGATTGCTCCCGCCGGATTATATGTACCGCTCGGCTTAAAAATAATGCCGCCCGCGCCGCAGGCATCCTCTACCTTATCCCGGATGGACTTCTGGATCATTGCACCAATGCACTGATTGATATAATCCGCCCTGTCGCTGCCACTGATCGTCACATTGAGATCCAGACAGGTCTTTTTGCTGGTGTAATAGCAGAGAAACTTTGCAAAGTTGATCGTGCGCACGTTCTTGCTCATCCAGTACGGTCTACCCTTAATGATGTGCTGCCACTCGATCTGTGCCATCTCCATCAGATCAGAAGAAATAATATCAACATTAAATTCTTTCTCTGCACTTATTTTGAATAAATTCATGATAAACTCCTTTACTCGTGTGAATATGTTCATATGCCACCGCCTTAAATGCCAAGCTGTTTATATACTTCATCTATCTTGTGCCACTGAATAGCAAGCCAATCAACCATTTCCTCATTTTTTGCCCAACCGCCATTATACTGGTTTGAAGAATCTGATAATCCACTCTCGTTCAAAAATGCATGCACAATTTCATGGCGCAACGTCTTTTTCCTGTATGACTTCTGTTCTTCTTCACTCAGGTCAAAGTATTTTTCTTCTGACATATCCGCAACAACAATCAATTTGCTCTCTTCGCCACAATAACCGGCTAAGCTATTTTCTTCCAGATACTTATCCTCTGATACTTTGTGTGTCTCAATTTTGTATTCTGTTCCGAGAACATTAATCTTCATATTCTCCATCGTCCTCTTCCTCCTCATCTTCGTCTATCTCATCATCATAAAGTCCATTGTTGCGGCGACTCTCCATAATCACGCGGTTCAATCCATAGATCAGTGCCATTACACAGTCCTCGCCAATCTTTGGGTACGCATCTGAAAAGCTACCGTCTGCCAACTGCTCATGCTCCAAGGTTGTAAGCTCATGCGCAAGGTGCGGGCATCGTTCCGGATCAACCACAATCTTTGTGGTCTGCTGCAGCCATTCCCAGCAATAATCCCTTCCCTTGCCGGAACCCCAACGCTTTTTGGCACCGATCGCATTAAATCCCCAATCCTGCAACTCTGCAATGGCATCTGGCCGCGCCGAGTCACATATGATCTCTTCTGTAATGTATTCCTTAATCTTTCGGGCAAATGCGCTGTTCTTGCACCGCTTGGCAAATACCTCCGACACGCAATACAATGTATCTGTGTCCTCGTCATAGTAGGCAACTTCAAATGTTTGCGGGTGCTCAAAACCAAAGTCCAGGCCATAATAGAGAAATGGCAGATTCTCTATCTCTGCGTCCGTGATGGTCCGCTCTTCCACATTATCAAAGATGCCGCCACCGGTACCGGTTACTTCTCCCAGGTAATTATTGCGGTAGTACAACGGCTTATGTACCTTGAACCACTCAGCACGTTCGAAGAATCGCTTACCGAGCCACTTCACCGGCACATTGTAATAATAACTGTGGCAGATCCTTGTCTGTGGCTTATTCCGGCATTCTTCCACATACTGGTTCATAAAGTTGTTCTTTGACTTCGGCGGGTTGAATATCTTGATATCAAGCGCAGGCGTGTCAGATCGTAGAAAGGTATCCTCTATGTTGTCCATCTGCTCCACGCCCGCCATCTCGTCGCACTCCTCATGGATCAGCAGCTTCACATAGCCAAAAGGCACGTTAAACGACTTCAAACTGATAGGCTTATCCGCTCCCACGAACATAACCGTCTGTCCGGTCGGCTTATACACCGCGCACATAGGAGACTGTTTGAAATCCCAGTTATCCAGATCATTGTACCGGATCACAGTCTTCATGAACTGGTTATAAACAGATCCACGCAAGTCAACCTTGTATCGTCTGGTATATGCAATATGTGCCTGTGGATCCTGCCGGATGGTCTCGTATGCCAGGTCTCCCCAGAAGTTGGACTTGATAGAACCACGACCGCCCTTAGATACAATCTCATGCACATCTATCTCCCCGGCAAATGCTTCATGCACTGTTCGGTAGATTTCCACAAAATCGGAAGTAATGTCTGTGATTGGTATCGTCCACAGAGGTGCTTTCTCCCGCTTTTCTTTCTCCTCCCGTTCAATTCTCTGCTTTTCTGCTATTGTCAGTGCTTTTTCCAGTCCATCCATTGCCTTAAGTTGATCCTTGAACTCCGGTGTATATCCCTCTCCATCCCTCAACATACCTTTTGCTATCATGCTTCTGCGTTCCTGTATTTCTGCAAGACTCATAATGTCACGGTGCTGTTCTTTCTCGATACGCTCCATCTGCTCGGCAATACTTTCCGAAATATTACTTTTCCTTACATTCTCGGATCCTGTGATAGCAGCTCGCGCTTCTGCGTATCCCGCATCCTTTGCTGCTCGCGTAGCGTTTCCACCGTTCTTAATATATTCAGCAGCAAATGCTTCCTGCTTTGGCGTCAACTTCTTCCCGTTTTTCTTATCTTTCGTTCGTTTTGGACGTTCGTTTTCGTTCGCTTTACAATCCGAACGTTCGTTATCCCAGTCATATGTATTTTTCCATCTGCGGATTGTTCCTTCCGGTTTCCCAAGCTGGTCAGCAATGTCCACCAGCTTCATGCCGTCCTTATACAGTTCATATGCCTCATCAGCTAATGGATTTTTCTTTGCTGCCAACCGATCATCTCCTTTCATGGCAATAAAAAAGGACGTACCGTTATGGTACATCCTTATTGTCGCAAGTGTTCGGAGTCGAACCGAACTCTCCTCTATCAAGGCGTAATCACCAGAGTATACTACGCTTGCTAACAAGAAACACCCCGATCACTCGGAAACCATGCGTTGGTTGACGCCGCTTTTATTTAAGCTACTGTTTCTTGTTTATATGATTGTACCATATACGTTCTACCTTCTCAACCATCTTCTTTTCCTTGGGTAATAATCCAGTTGCTCCTTTGGAATTATCATTTTCGTTATGATTATATCCATGATGCACATGTGGTTTTATCCCTTTATGTGGATGATTGAGATCTATTTGTTTCTTTCTTTTATTCTGCTCATCGTAATATGTAATTTTCAGCAAATCATTCCCTCCCACAGTCACATACACTCTGCCCTCCGTCATCGTTTCAAAAAGTGATTCTGAGTTTCTGGAATTTGCTTTTACAAATTTGACATTCTCATGTTCTAATATCGTATGATACTGACTGCCATACGGATTTTTATTTTCGCTTAATCCACTACTTGCCCCTCTGCCACCCATTCAGTATCCTTTCAAAGACTTAAATATTTATAGCCATTTTTCTTTGCATATTTAACAGCTTCTTCTCTCGATTTAAAACTACTTCTAACATTTTCTTTTATCTTGATTTTCTTTTCGTGATAATTATCTTCGTCATCCCAATGTGACAATACATCTCTGGTACCAGTCATATAGAACACCGTTCCATGTGGTGTATTTTCCTTACTTATGACAACATTTCCACTTAATTTCCCAAATCCGCTAGAGCCACCACGTCCACCAAAAAATTGTAAATCCACTACCACTGCGCCACCTCCGCCTCATGCCACTTCTCGCTGAACTGTTTGATATGGACGATATTTCCCTTACACTCGCCTGGGACTCTGCCATAAAAAATAATCTGTGTAGGCTGTAATCTCTCTACCATCTCAAGATAGCCATCCAAAAACCGCTGTTTCTTTTCTGTGCTGTTCTGTGTCCCGACAGAAGAGACCGCAACAACACCCTGTGTAGGTTCTCCATCAAAGCACCATTCAAACGACTTCCGATCGCTCCAGCAAATCGTAGGAATAACATTGATTCCATGCATCTGCCAGTACGCGCCGAGCCAGTGCTTACGGTAATGGTTATAGATCTGTAACGACTTTGGAAAATCCGTATACAGACTGAAATCCGGTGTCAGCACATACTTAAACCGTTGCAACATTGCCGTGTACTTATCCGGGTCTGTCCATACTCTGGTAAACTGGTAATCATCCAGGAAGAAATGTACTGCCTTATTCTCTGGTTCTTTTGCGTTCCTCGCATAATTGAATCCGATAAATTCCGCATTATTAAATTGTGTGGGGTCTATCTCCGGTATGTCGTACTGTCCCACTCCGTCAAATAACATCCGCTGTGCATTTTCGTAATTTCTCTGTGTTTTATACATGGCATAGTCCTTTCCTCATATCATAATTATAAGACAGGTCAAGCATGGATTTGTGCCAACTTTAGGGCATAATAAAAGAGAGGCTGTTATTCCTCTCTTCCCCATACGATCATATACTGTCCGTTCTTTTCTTCTACCAGATGCGCCATTCTCTGCCGCATAAGTCTCTGCGCTGTGTCTTTTCTCCGGTAAAAACTCCGCCTGCTGATCGGGAGAATGCCGTAGTGAGCTTCCAGCATATCGTAACTGATACCGCGCACGATTGATTCTGTCAGTTTGTCAGCTATAATGCTGTCCACACCCATGCAGATCTCGTATACTTCTTTTTCATCCACGCACATTCCCCCTTTCAAATTTTGCGCAAAAAAATACCAACCATCGAATATTGACGGTTGGTAAGTTAATTAAAACGGAAGCCACTCTCTTACTTCTTTCAATCCCTTATATGTTTTCATTAATGCCGAATTGTTATGAAGATATTCCATACCCTTGATTGTTACTGTTGCATTTTTTATAGAAGCTGTTAAAACCCTATTTTGTGCATCATGTGTTATTTTAACATTTTTCAGTAGTCCTTCATCATTCATCGCTTCTATTATATCATAGTAGCATTGCTGAGTTATTCCATAATCTTCCGGTTTTGGGACTGTTTTTTCTGAAACTTCTTTCAAGATACTAACAACAATCTTTAGCTGATTTACTGCCATAACAATACCTCCAATATGCATTTTTTTGAATTGTACCACTTCAACCGCCAATATTCAATTATCAATGTACTACAAATTTATTTTTATTCTTCCCCCGCCGCATCCTTACAGGGGAAGGTATGATCGCTTGGATTTGTTATCTGGTTTTAAAATTTAAAGGTTAGGCAAACCGAAGCTGTCCTGTCTGCTCTGCTTCTATCTGCATATTTGGCATCCGCTCTGCAACACATAGCTCTGACAGATTTGCCTTTACCAGTGCCGCCGGTATAGGTGGACAAACCGCATTTCCGCATCTGCGCACCTGTTCACTTCTCGGATATGTCTTTCCAGTGTAATCATGATCGATTATGTAATCGTCTGGGAATCCCTGGCATCCGTACAGTTCCCGTGGTTCAAGCATCCTCAGACCAATATCCACGATCTGGTAATCTACGCCCTCAATCGTCACCAATCCGAATCTGTCCCGTGCTGTTACCGTGTCAAGTGGCTCATTAATATCTTGTCCCGTCCCTTGTCCATAGTATTTAATCAGAAATGCTCTGACCTCTCCAAAATGTCCATCACCGGCTGTGATCGTTGGTAATGGCTGTCTGATATCTTTTCCGTCACAATGATTGTTCATCTGGATCAGATTAGCAGTAACAATGCTGTTATGATCCCATGCTGTAACAGTCGGAAGTGGATTTTCTACTGTTTCACCAGCACCTTTATATCCTCCGTCATAGTACTTATGCAGAAACGATGTGACCAGTCCATACCTGTTTGAGCCATCAACGGTCATGATCGGATCTTTAATTGTCTGTCCCCGGACTTCTCCCTGCGCTGTCTCAGAATGGTACTGGATTAGCGTGGGACTAATAAGACATTGCTGGTTTCCTGTTGTAATCGTGTGAATTGGTGCCTTGCAATCTCCACCCGGATGATTTGTTGTATTGGTTCCCATGTATGGAGTAAGCACCGGTTCCACAACCCCATACCCGTGTTTTCCCGTAATGGTTGGCATTGGGTCCCGGATGTCGTTTGGTCTGCGCTCCCCTCCGTGATTGCATTGAATGATAAATGGCTCTGGATTATCCAATACAAATTTTTTCAATCCTCTTGCTATCCTGTCCATCGTCTTTTGTGCCAGCGGTCTCACTGCCCGGATTCCGTATTTTTCTTTGATTTCTTCCGAAGTATCAAAGATACTTGGACATGGCAAGGAAAAATCCAACTGCGTGTATGCTCCTACATATGGTTTAAGCAGTCCTGCCTTAACTGCTTCGCTGCCCGCCGGTGCGTGTGTTGGCTCCGGCCAGACAATCGGATTACCGTCACACCTCGCAATCATGAAAAATCTCTTGCGCATGGTGGGTGCTCCATAATCTGCCGCTACCAACTCCTTGAACTGCACCTCATATCCTAGATCAGTAAGCTGTTGTACAAATTTCTCAAAAGTCTTGCCCTGCCTACTCTTGATTGGATGATGTCGCCTGTTTAATGGTCCCCATGTTTTAAATTCCTCAACATTCTCTAACATGATCACTCTCGGTCTTACAAGTCCCGCCCACCTGCAGGCTACCCATGCAAGACCTCTGATATTTTTATCCTTTGGCTTTCCACCCTTTGCTTTGCTAAAATGTTTACAGTCCGGAGAGAACCAGGCAAGTGCTACTGGATGTCCTTTACAGGCTTTTACCGGATCCACCGTCCACACATTTTCACAGTAATGCTTTGTATTCGGGTGGTTTGCCTTGTGCATCTTGATTGCTTCTGGATCATGATTGATTGCAATATCAACACTGTATCCGGTTGCCAGTTCTATCCCGGTAGATGCCCCGCCGCCACCGGCAAAATTGTCTACTATCAATTCTCCGTTAATCATGGCATCACCCCCGGAAAGTCCTCAAATCCCATCTGATTATCCCTTTCAAACGACAGCATTTCTTTCTTGGCTCTCTGGTAGAAGTTGCGATCAATCTCAAAACCAAAAGCATTCCTTTCAAGTTCTGCCGCCGCTCTTAATGTGCTGCCACTTCCACAGCACGGATCAATTACCACATCACCTGGATCTGTGAAAATCTCAATCAGTTTTTTCAGCACCGCTACCGGCTTCTGCGCGGGATGGATTTTCGGAATATCTTTTCCGTCTTTCTCCCAGGTAAACCAGTTGAAGATCATCTTCCCTGTTCCCCGAATTGTTTTTCCATCTTCATCAAACTTTGCACCATTCCGAAACTTCGGCAGCCTGCCCCGATATAACACAAGGGCATATTCTGTCGCACCTACAACGCGCATATTCGCCTTAAGTACCTGCGGACTGTAATTCTTTACAAACACAAGCGGTATGTATTTATTGAATCCGTGCTTCTTAGCCGCTGCAATTAGTGTCTGCATCTGCTCAAATGCGCAAAATACAATCATGCACGGCGCATCTGAACTTCTTCCTCGTGTTCCTGCTTTCTTTGGCTCTTTCTTAAGCATTTTGCTACAAAAATGGAAATACTCATACAGATTAAAGTTAAAGTCCGAGTTAAATGCTGCCTTTCCTGCAAGTTTGCTTTCTCCATTCTTGTTATCGCCGCCGTTGTACCACATCGGATTACTGCCATAAAAGTTTTTTCCTACGTTGTACGGAACATCTGCGATAATTAATTGCGCACTCGGTATTCCGTATTTTTTATAATTCTGCATTGAATCTCTGTAAATTTCACATTTTGTTTTCTTCATTTCTTTTGAAAGGAACCCGGCGCGCCTTTTATCCGGATAGGTTCCGGCTCCTTTCTTTGTTTTACTTTATTTTTCTGTTACTCCGTATTTTATCCGTCTTCGCTCATTCATGTTATCAAGTACGTGTCCTGTTTTATCAAGCCACTCCTGCCTTTGACGTTCTTTTTCAGATTCATACCGTCTTTTTTCTTCCTCTTTAGGCTTCGACCAATCAATCTTTTGACCACACCTTGAGCAGAAAGATAATTCGCCCTGAATATGCCATTTGCCATGACCGTCTGAATGCAACTCGTGATGCAAACCTGTTTTTGTCTCAAGAATCGGCTCTGCTCCGTCATCTCTGTCAAACACCTTGATTTCTTTTTCCTCATCAATGACGGCATCAATCTCTTTGCATTCCTTAAGCCCAATTTTTGATTCACTGTTCAATCTCATAAATCTATAACGAATATGCTTTTTTAAAGCATCAGAATCAATATATCTTGCCATGTCATTACTCCTTTCTCATCCCATCTGTTTTTAAAATCTCATCCAAGCAGGCATTCCAACCTACGCTCTTTGCATCTGTCCAAAAGTTACTTATGTAGTGATTTTTGTTATGATTAATTTCTCTTTTCTCCGGCAGTTCCCGGAGCGGACACATATCATGCCGTTTCTGCGTGAATGTGTTTTGTGATAATTTCGAAGCACCATTATTTAGCACATTCATAAGCTGGCACTTTTTAATTCCTTGAAATTCGTACATGAATTTGCACTTACTGCACGATTCCGGCATATCCATAATCAATACTGCTTTAGCCATCAGTTCACCTCCGCTGCATTTAATTCTTCAAGGTGTCCCTGTAAATCCTTATAATAGTTGATTTGGTCGGTACAGTGCTCTTCCAATATATCAATCATTTCCCTTTTGGCATCCTCTAAGGATTCTGCTTGCATAAAATTCATGTGGCCATCAATCACTGACTGCCATCCTATCTCTTCGCCACAATAAACGATGCTTCCTACGGTGATACTGCCATAATAGGCAACGATGTCTATTTGCTTTTCCCAGTCCTCTTGTTCTGGGTCAACTTCTTTCCACTTCATTGTGCACATGCAATCACACTCCTTACCATCCAAATATCACATATCCCGGCATTAAACCGCATTCCGGCACATCACGCAAAATATACACAATGTTTCTGCCGACCTCGCGTCCGGTATATTTTTCCCCATCCCACTCTCTCAAAACTACTGCATCTCCTATCTGCAGATTATCTTCATCCTTACGAATTTCAAATTTTTTACGGTCATGGATAACCTCATTGAAATACTCTGGTAATATTTTCTTCTCGACCATTTTCCCCATCTACTCCACCGCCTTTCACAATCTCGATTGCCCGTTCTAATACTTCAACGGCTCTCCTTGCTTGAAATTCTTCCGTGACAGTTCCGTTTTTCTGCTCGTACTTAATCATCCTCTTATGCAGATTCTTTTCCTCTTCCAACTGCTTCACAACCGCATCCACATCATAAGCGGTCGGCTGCCGATTAATCAGATTCAGCCAATCAATAGTGCTTGATTGCTCTGTAATTGTATTTCTTATGTCCTGCATTAGTTTATCTGCATCAATCAGTCTCATCGTTCGCCCTCCTGTTCCATCCCGCTATTGCTCTTTCCGCCAATTCTTTATCTGTTGTATGTTTATAACAGTTCGCTAAGGCATCTTTTTCATCAACGACAATACCTCCAATACTTCTACCTCTTGCATGACATACATTGCACCTAACTGAATATGTATGTCTTTCAAGTCTTACTCCAAGCCCTGTGTGCCTGTCCAAAACAGATTTTTTGTCTATCTTTAGTTTTGTACTGCCACAGAACGGGCATGGTTTCAATTCTTCACTCATTCTTCATCATCTCCACTTCTTGATAACTTCAACTCTATTCCATCAATATTCCCCGCAAGTTTGTTCTGGCACCTCCGTCAACCCATCCAAGGCATAGCATCCGGCAAATCCTTCTAATTTAACAACCATCGTTCCGCACATGTTGTACGGCTCGCTGACAGCCTTAAATACCTTGCCTTTATTCTTCTCCGATACATAATACTTATCATTCATGGTTACTTTTTTACCTTTAATCATTTCTACACCTCCAACAGTTCCGGATTGTCAACCTCGTTTCCAATGACATCTATATAATACGGATTGAACTCTGCTAAGGAAACACTTACGTCAGTAAACAGGGATACGGCTTCCCAACTCGACGAATTATCTGACCATTTGATAACGTAATCTTCATCTTCATACCGGAAGATATCTTTCTCATAGATTCCCTCATATCCGGTGCACTGGCAGATGGTAGTTTCATTTACTCTGTGCCAATTTTCAAATCTTAAATCTCCTCTGTCCCCACCTCTTGTATACATATTGCTATCATTTATTGGAATGATAATTGCTTCATAACCATCTTCGGCATCACTTGACCGTATGAGATTCCCCTTCGCCCACTCGCCGTTATCAATCCTTTTTCCGCGGTATAAATATCTATTCTCCATCGCGTTTCACCTTTCTTCCTTTGATCTGCTCTAACATGATCCTCGATACCTCTGGAAGTCTTAAGCTCTCCATGCATCCATTATGCAGACCGCTTTCCTCATTCCACTTTGCCACCGGGCATTTCTTGCAGAGAGTGTTCGTGCAGAACTCTCCGATCTGCCGGATAGTCAGTTCTTTATCTGTCATGTGCACTGTTCTCATCTCCTTTGCAAAATCCTCTATGTTCATGCACGGAAAATGAAATACTTCCGGTCTGCTTCATGTAAGTCAATTTTTCTCCGGTCAGCTCACATTTGTGTTTACGTTCGTTCAAATACTGACATCTTCCATCACAATACATCGCTTTCCCCCTCCATTTCTTTCAGCTTGGCTTCGGCTTCAGATTCTGTGAGGAATA